CACCGCTGTCGCAATGACGGCCTGAAAAGATGCGGTGGGCTGGCAGAGCGGCTGAATGCAGCGGTCTTGAAAACCGCCGAGGGTTAGTAGCCCTCCCGGGGTTCGAATCCCTGGCCCACCGCCATTTACCCTTTTAAATCAAGGGTTTACGGCTAAAATCGAAATAGACGTGCCATCAGACGTATCAACCGCAAAACGCTCAAAACATAACCAAAACGGTTAAACTCTGAGCAATCCTTACAGAATTTTAATCTCCCATCAGCAGGTAATCAGATCATCCGGTCATTGGATGAATCGGCGGGATTCCGTTTGATACGTGAGCCACTGGCCACAAAGTTGCGGGCAGCCCTCCACCAGCAGCGCGCCCTAGAATCACCACTGGTCAAAAAACCAGTATCTGGGGTGCATTATCTGGCATGAATATTTCCGGGGCACGATAGTTGCTTGTCATGCAGGTCCCGTACCACCTAGCAATAAGTGTGCCTGAAATGGCTTGCTGGGTTGGATGTCAAAGTCAGGGATGGTGGTGTCGGGAAGGGTGCATGCGCGTCAGTGGGTTTCACACCACTGGTTGAAGCCCTTGCTGATCCACTCGGCATCATGGCCGGTGTAGGTGCAGATCCGCCTGAGCATCCAGGTGCATTGAACCAGCGAGTCAAAAGCCTGCTCAAGGTCGTCGTCGGGCGAGTAGCGGCCATTCTTCATGTCTTGCCAGTAGCGTTGACCGTCCTGCAGCAGCAAGGCCAGTGCAGACAGCCACAAGCGGCGCTCTGCCAAGCCGGAGTCATTGCCGTATTCGAGAGGATCAAGGGGAGAGGGTGCCGCCGGTAAGCCTGCCACGTACCTACCGGCGGCGGTGTCGCGCTTCAGATCGGGTGAGGTGAGTCCCGTCATCAGCGCAGACTCTTTACAACGTGTGCTTCAGGAAGACCATCGGCACCGCTTTACGCTCGATTGAGCGTGTCCAGTTGGTGGCGTCGGCCAGCTCTGCAATGGTCGGGCTTTCGCCTGCCACGGCAGTATCAGACCAACTGAAGCCCAGCGGATGAACCGCCAGGTTCACACGACTGTGAAGGATCTGTTGACCACCACCGTTACCGGAGGACGGCAGATTCTCCACTTCGGTGCCATCGGCTACCCGTGGCGCGCTCATGCCGTAACCAACCGCACCAGCGCCAAACAGGACGGAGGTGTAGGTGGTGCCGGTGGCGACTACCTTGGGCAGCGACTCGTCCATGATGACAGCCAGGCCCCGGAAGGTTGGCATGGTCAGGCTGCCCTGGGAGTCCGGAATGAACTGAATCAGGTCATCCTTCAAGGCTTTGCGGTAGGTGTCCGGGTGCATGGCAATGGCGCTCAAGCTGTCCATCGCATCGCCCATGGTGCCAGCGGCATCAATGACAGCGGCGGCGCTGAACGTCGGGTCAGTCTCGGCGGTAATGTCCAGAATCATATCGCCGGAATCATTGGCCAGGTTGCTGGCTTCAATACCCTGTAGGGTTGATACCAGACGCTTCTGCACCTGCCGGTTCCAGTAGGCCACAACACGGTTCTGGATGCGCATCATCGCATCATCACCGGCAATCTCTGAGGCCAGGTTCATGGTTGACCAACTGCCATGCAAGAAAGCCTTGCGGACCTTCTGCTTGAAGCTGCCAATCTTGTTGGGCGTGGATGTAACGGCGGGATCGTCATTTACAACGTCCGCTTCATCGTCTGCCAGATCCAGCCAGCCAGGGACAGTGAACGCATGAGCGCCGGCGGTGAGCTGATCTGAAATAACAGCGTTATTGGCCAGCACGCCAGATTCAGCCAGGGCGGTACGCGCCATGGTGTTCTGAACAATGTACTGGGTGAAAATTTCGGGTTCGATAATGTCGGAAAGACGTACAACGGCCATAAGAATCACCATATTGATAAAAGGTTGATTCTCGGCAAACCACGGGTTTGTGAGAGTTGCGCCACGGGCGCGAAGGGGTCAGCCAGCCGCACCACCAGGGTACGGCTAACCGATTGATTAAATTGTACTCAGTTAAGGCCAAAACGTCTACCTTGCGGCGCTTTGTTCTCCGGGCTTTTCTCGGTCTGGATAGGGGTTCGCACACCACCAGCAGCGCCGCCACCAGTTGCCCCTGATCCCCTTATCATGCCGCCAATGCTCGGCACCAGCTTACACTCCCATAGCCGTTTGATGCCGTCTGGGTCGAGCTTAACCGGCACACGTTCGCCCTTGTCCGGGATCTCCACTTCCAGCGCCTCGCCGGTGGCCTTGTCGATCAAGGCATTGTCTTCGCCGATGTCGTAATGGTGCGTGATCTCCCGGAACAGCGTGTCCGCCATATTCGGCATGGCGATTTCCTCCAGCATGTTCTGGCGCGGTAGCTCAACCGTCACTCGGTGCAATTCCGCCTTTGCCTCGTCCCGCTCCTTCTGGGCCTGTTCCAGCTCTGCCATGGCAGCTTCGCCATCCGACTTGGCCTTGCGCTTCTCGCCGACCAGCTCATAGTTCTTGGCCTTCAGCTTTTCGATCTCGTCTTGCAGTTGCTCTACTTCAGTCATGGTGTACCTCGTCAGAATGAAAACTCTACGTGGGGGAGGGGCTGATACCCAGTTAGGGCGTATCTGCAGCTATCTGCTGCATGGTCTGCGGCGGTGCTGTCTACATCTTCAGGCTTACGTGGATCTCTGGGCAGCGCGGGGACGGTCTGCCACCACACTTGGCAATTACGGGACACATACAGGCCAGGACGGTCTGGGCTTCCAGCATCGGCCAGCATACGGCGCATGACCTGCCAGCCCGCCAGCCGTGAGCCCTTGCGCGCTTTGGTGAACGACACGCCAGCCTTGCGGAACTCATCGGCAATGGTGCCGGACTGGGAGCCGTTGTTGTTGAAGATTGCATCATCGGCCACGCCTCTGGGATGGGCGCGCCACTTCTTGCACATGCTGATTATGCGGTCCGCCTGATCTGGCACGGTCAGCCCTAAACCTGTGTTCAGGTCATCCGGTGAGGTGGTGGTTTCTTCATCCACCAGGACAACGCTGCCTTTGGGGTAAAAGTAACCGTCCGGGCCTTCAGCGCCGGGAGACTGGGCACACAAATACGTGACAGACGGCGCGGCGCTTCCGAAGTCGTGAGCCAGATAGATCCGCCAGCGGTCAGTGTCCCACTGGTCGGGCAAGGGTAGCTCTGGCCAGGGTTCAATCATGACGCGCTGTTCATCAATGACGCTGGAGAAGAAGGCACCACGCAGAACAGACCAATCACCGTCCAGCCAGGCGCGGCCCAGCTCTGGATCTGTTGCGCAACTGGCCATCAGGTTTTTGGCGTAGCGGTCGCGGTCGATGAACTCGTTGTCCCGGTGGGTGCTGTGAACCGACACAAAATGAAAGCCGGTGGCCTCGTCCACATATGGCTTCCACGGCTCTTTCAGGGCGTATCGGCGCACCAGCCAGGCATGCCCTACGCCACCTGGGTTGGCAATCAAGATAAAGCGTGTGGGGACGCCAGCAGGGGCACGTAATGAGGAACGGAGCCGGTCCACCAGTGCGGGGCTGGCATACTGGCCGCACTCATCCACGGCGATATGGCTGAAACTTTTGCCCTGATATTTTGAAAAATCGTTTTCCCGTTCGAGCTGATCCAGTTGGATGGTCGCGCCATTGGGCAATGTGAATCGGTGTTTCTGGCCATCAAACCGGAGCTTATCGCCGTACACCTTGCTGAAGTAGGAACGGAACTCTGCTTCCAGATCCTGAAGGCCGGGGAACGACTTTCGCACCACCAGGCAGCGGGCCTCGTCGCCATGCTGCTCACAATGGCGCAGGAAGATAGCGGCTAACGTGAATGTCTTGCCGCCACCACGTCCGCCACCCATGAAAAGATCGAAGGCTTCCGGCACCGCCATTGCCTTAGCCTGCCAAGGGCTGAGTTGGTCGGGTCGTTGTTCAGTCTTTGCCATCGGTCAGCCGCTCCTGTTCCACCTGTACGGATTTCAGGTACTCGGCAGGGTCAAGGGCCTGGGGCAAGTTGAACACCACGCTAACGCGCTCTGAGGCACCTTTAGGCTGCTTTTCCGTCATCCCATGCCGTACTGCCAGCAGGGTCTGGTTGGCCTTGGTGTCACCCTCCATGGCGCGGGCGTACAGTGCCGCCAGCAGTTGGTCACGCTCCACTGCGAGGGCGTTATCCCATATCTCTTTGCTGGGCTTGTGCTCGCTGATAACGCGCCGGAATTGGTCCAGCGGCATGCCAAGTGCCGTTGCAGCGGCGGATTCGGACAGCAGGCCATTAGCCGCCATGCTTTCCAGGTGGTTCTTTGCACCGGCGGGGAGCTTTTCAAAGGGTCTGGCCATGGTTACGCCTCGTTAAACCTTGTTGAATGTGGGGTTATTGTCTCAGAAACTGCGACTAGTTGATAGGTCTATAGATACGTCTGGCGTTAAACAACTCTGAAACAACTGGTATTAGTGACTGGGTGACGGTGTAGTTAACCGCCATGCTCGGAATACGGCAGGCTGCGGCCTGTAAGGGGAAATGGTTTTTGGCCGTTTGGATGAACAGCAGGTGCAGACGCTCAGGGTCATCAGGGACGGAAGGGTCACGTGTTCTGACATTCCTGAATATCCAGAAAAGTAATTTACAGGGTCAGACTGAAATACAAATAATCTCTTTCTTTTCCATCGCGGAATGTCGGGAGTGGCGTCCCTGCCGTCCCTGTTTCATGGGTAACTACGGAAATCTACCGCACGCTTGCACTTAATCCCGGTGATATACCGTGTGCCGTCCGACTTCTTGCGCTCAAAACCGAGCATCACCAGGCGATCACCAAACGACTTTTGCGCCAGACGTTTGTGAATACCGTTCTCGTCTGCCCATTCCTTGTAGGCATCAAACAACGGTTGTGGCCTGATCTTGCTGTCAGGGACGCGCTCGCATTCATCCTCCACGAATTGCGCCACCTGATCCGCTTCCAGCCTCCATTTCTCTCTGGCCTCCATGCAACTGGCGGGCATAGTGAACCCGTTTTGCAGTGCGTCAGCGTAGGCATCAAGGGCAAGGCTCAAGATCCCCGGCAACTCCGTCATCAGCTTGTCTTTCAGTTGCGGATCACAGTTACCCAGCTCTGGCTTGAACTTGTTGTTGAACTCCACCACCAGGGCACGCCTGAATAGAGCGTCCGAAAAGTCGCGGGTGTGCGGCATGTGGTTGGTGCCAAACCAGCAGGTAGCAAACGGGCGCATCACAAACGGGTCTTTGAACTTGTGTTCAACGGTTGTGGGTTCACCGGACACAATGCCCTTCAGGCTGGCATCGTCGATCATTTCCCCCTGTTTGATCTCGGTCACGATGTTGGCCAGCTTGCCGTGTAGGTGTGCTCGCTGAAATGAGCGGTCGAACTGCGAGGGTTGGACGCCTGCCACGTTATCCACGCCTGCCAGGGCTTCCAGAACCGACAGCAGGACGGATTTACCGTTAGCGCCGGTGCCTACCATGATAATGAACCGCTCATGCCTGCAATGCGCCATCAGGGTATAACCGATCATTTCCAGCAGTGCCTGGGCCTTGTCAGCCGCATCAGGATCATCCTTGAACACTTCCGCCATGAATCGAATAAACCGGGGCGCTTGCGCCTTTGGGTCATACTCCACCGGGATCTGGGTTGTTCGGTAATGCTCCCGGTCATGGGGCATCAGTTGCCATTGGCCATTAACCAGAACCAGCTCCCCGTTTAGTGTGTTGACGCATTCAGGCGGCCCGACATCAAAACGATGGTGCGGGCGGAATATCTCCGTTCGGAACAGGTCGGTCACGCTATCCACCAGGCTCTTTTTAACGCCGTCTGCGTTGTCTGCCAGATGGTGCTGCACCCACTGCTTTACCGTCCGATCTTCCTGTTTCTGCCAGACTCCGGTGTCCCGCCACTGCCAGACGAACGTGTCAGCGCCGATCACGTTGTTGTGGCCGATTTCATCCACCAGGGCGCGGGCTTGTTGCAGGTCATCGGTGCCCTCGTCGTCAAAATTGGCGCGCTCGGCTTCCTCCATCACGCTGAACGGCAGGCCAGTTGCCTTTTTGATTGCCTGGCGAACCTGGCGCTTCTGAATCGCTTTGAGCGGGATGGTTTCGGCAACCAGTTTATCCACCACATCCGCGTCAGACTCTTTTGTCAGCTTCTGAGCGTCAGCCAGGATCTCGGCATACTCACGGGGTGCCCATCCTTTGGCCCTTGCGCTGGCAATGGCTTCCTCTAGCTCGGTGCCCCTGAGCAGATCGGCGCGTTCCTTGCCGCGCTCGTTTTCTACCCGTTCGGCGTAGGGAGTAAAAAACAGGTGGATTTCTTCATCCTTCCAGCCTTTTGCAACCAGACGGCCAGCCACTCTAATCAGGTTGGGGTGAATTTCATCACCGGAAAGGATAGCGGCCATCCAGTCGTTTATATCGCTGTCGTCAAACGCATCAGAGAATGAATCACCGTTGGCGTCGTCTCTCTGCTTTTTGTTTTTGAACGGTTGCCGGTATTGGTCGATACCTTCCTGATCGTCCAATTCGTCGAGGGTCAAACCTTCATCTGGGTCATCAAACGTATGCAGGACGTTATAAGGCGCGCTTTCCGGCACTCCAATATAAAACGACTGGGAAAGGGTTTTACTCTCGTTCGCCAGCACACCGCCTAACATGCCGTTCAATGCTTCGGCATAGCGCAGACGGTCATCAGGACGGATGGGGCGCTTCAAGGGCGTCAGAACGCGCCAGCGAGGGGCACCGGGGGCGTCACTGAACGTCGGCGCAATCGTGGCTTTCAGTTGGTGCTGTTCCAGCAGTGCAACGGCTTGTTCGTGGGTCATTTCCTCGCTGTCGTAATCGCCCTCTATGCCTGTAACCTCTAGCACGTTGGCGTTGTGGCGTAGGCTATTGCCGGTCTTTTTGCCGTTTGACAGCGTTCTGAGCGGGGTTCTGGTTTCTCCAAACCGTGCCAGCTTAATCAGCTTGCAGTCGTCTTTTACTTTTGCCGGTGGTAAGTCCTGAAGCCATTGGCAGAACTCTGGCCAGGTCTGGCACTTGTCGGCCTTTTGGGTGCCGGAATTGTTGAGCCATAGGGTGTAATGCATAGCGGTCATGCGTCACCCCCTGGCATTAGCACATACTCGGCTACACGATGCAGGCGGCCTGCCGAATCGGCATCTTTTCGCCAGTTGGTGATGATCTTGTAACCGCGATCACGCAATTCCATAACTCGGGCGGCGGGGTGCATGACGTTGAGCAGGTGCCCGGCTTCCAGCGTTGTCAGCGCACGATGGTTTTGCAGGTAATGCAGAACTCTGGCGCGTTGAGCCGCTGTTGAAAGATCCGTCAGGTTTTCGGTGTTATACTGGCTTTGCTCAAGTTGATTGTTTTTTGTGCTCTGGCTGTTCGTCGCGGTCGGAGCATTTTTCATTTCGCACCCTCCCCAAACTGAAACAGGTCAGCCACAGCCACACACTTGCAGCCGCTAATCTCTTTCACCGGCAATGTGCCGTTGCTGATTGCGTTGGTGATAATGTGAGCAGGTACGCCAACAACGTCAGCCACACGGCTGAGGGCGATATACTCCGCTTTGGTTGCGTGATTCCAGAAAGTGCCAGGGGTTCTCATTGGGTGGCCTCCTGACGCGCTTCCCACGCCTCAATGTCTGCCAGCTTCCAA